CAACAAATAGTAGATATAAAATCAATTGCAAACGATTTAGCACTTAATATTATAAAAGCAAATAGTCAATTAGAAACTTACCTAGTGAAAAACAAAAAGAAAACAAAAAAAGTAAAATACGATTATAAAGCAAACAAACCTAGCGAGGAAGAAATCATTGAAAATGAAGAAATAGAGACTATGAAAGGAATAATCGATAGACAAGGATTAAAGATGCTTGCATCTGCTTTAAAGGATTTAAACGAAATAATTGGAAATGATAAAGAAGCTAACAAGGAAACGTTAGACAAATTAGATGAAGTACTAAAAGGATTAGGTGGTGTTGTTTAATGTTTTCAGAAAAGCAAAGAGAATTTTTAGACAATGCCAACAGAAGATGGAATATAAAATATGGAGCTACAAGAAGTGGAAAAACATATTTAGATTATTATGTGATACCTAAAAGAATAAGAAATGGAATAGGAAAACCAGGAATAACTGTAATATTAGGAAATACTAAAGGAACTTTGCAAAGAAATGTAATAGAGCCATTACAAGACATATGGGGAACAGAATTAGTTTCTGAAATAAAAGCTGATAATACAGCTTATTTGTTTGGAGAAAAATGTTACTGTTTAGGAGCAGACAACAAAAAGCATATAAATAAAATAAGAGGACCAAGTTTTAAATATTGTTATGGAGATGAGATTGCAACTTGGGATGAAGGCGTTTTCCAAATGCTTAAATCTAGGTTAGACAAACCATACAGTAAATTTGACGGAACTTGCAATCCAGAAGGACCTTCACATTGGTTTAAGAAATTTTTAGATAGCGATGCGGATATTTATCAACAAAGATATACTTTATATGACAATCCATTTTTAGCAAAAGAAGTCTTACAAGCGTTAGAAACAGAATATAGAGGAACAGTATTTTTTGATAGATATATATTAGGAGATTGGAAAGCTGCTGAAGGAACAATATATATGTTATTTGCTGATAAGACAAAGGACTTTTTAGTAGATAATGTAAAAGAGCAACTAGCAATAGTAACAATAGGAGTAGACTATGGTGCTGGAAAGTCTAAAATAAAATTTGTAGCAAGTGGCATTACATATAATTTTAGAAATGTTTATGTTTTAGACGAAATGGATTTATCTGGAGTTTATGACCCAGAGCAAATATATGAAAAGTTTATAGAGTTTTATAAAAGAGTGTACGACAAATATGATAAATGTCAGTACGCTTTTTGTGATTATGGAGCATTAGGGAATGTAATAACTTTAGGATTAATCAGAAGATGTCAAAAGGAGAGATTACCAGTGCAAGTAGTAGATTGTAGTAAAGGGTTAATAAATGACAGAATATTTTTAAGTAGCACATTAATGGCACAAAGAAGATTCTTTATATTAAGAAAAAATACGATAATAACAAAAGCTTTTCAAGATGCTTTGTGGAATGATAATAAACCAGATGAAAGATTAGACGATGGAACAACAGACATAGACAGTTTGGACGCATTTGAATATTCAATAAATAGTTTTTATGAAAATTTAATTAATAGCAGGAGATAAAAGATGAACTTACAACAATTTTTTAGTAATGAAGGATATGACATATCAGAAAAGTTAAATTGGGAAAAATATATAGATATTTGGTCAAGTTGGTATAGAGGCAAAGTACGAAGATTCCATAATTACTATATTTATAATGGTCAAAGAAAAGTAAAAATGGAAAAAAAGTCTTTGCAAGGGGCTAAAAAAGTTGCAGAAGATTGGGCAGATTTACTTTTCAATGAAAAAGTGTCTATAAATTTACAAAAAGATGAAGATACAAAGGCATTAAATGATATATTAAGACAAAACAATGCGGAAGTAATTATAAATCAAGGTTTAGAAAAATCATTTGCTATTGGTACAGGAGCATTAGTAGTTTCAGTACAGGACATAGAACAAGAAGAGAATATATTAGATGTAACAAATGCAAAAATAAAATTAGAATTTGTAGAATGTAAAAAAATAATACCTCTAACATGGGAAAACGGAAAGATAATAGAATGTGCTTTTGTAACAACCAAACATAAAAAAGGACAAACATATATTTATATAGCAATGCATGTTTTAAATGATAAAGGAAATTATGTAATAAAGAACTATATGTTTAAAGGTAAATATAGTTCTTTTGTAGAAGCAAATGACGAAGAAAAAGAAGGATTTTTAGAAGAATTTGATACACAGAGTGATATTCCATGGTTTTCTATTATTAAGCCAAATATTTGCAACAATATAGATAGTGAAACGCCATTCGGTTTGTCTGTTTATGCTAATGCAATAGATACATTAAAGTGTTTAGACAATGCATATGATGGATTAGATAATGAAGTGACAATAGGCAGAAGAAGAACATTTATAGCAGAAGAAATGATGACTTATGATGATGGAGAAGGCAAAATGGTATTTGATCCTAACGATATTTCTGTTTATCGTATGCCTAAAGGTTTTAATAAAGATTCAATGATAGAACATGATGATGCAAATTTAAGGGCAGATCAATTTATTAGTACAGTAAATTATCAATTAAACATATTATCAAGTAAGGTTGGATTTGGACAAGAAAGATATAAATTTGATGGACAAGCAATACAAACAGCCACGGGAGTTATATCAGAAAATTCAGATATGTTCAGAACAATAAAGAAGCATGAGCAAATGCTAGAAGATAGTTTAATTACTATTATAAAAGCAATTGCTTATGCTTCTACTGTTTTTGGAAATGTCAGTATAGATGCGAGTGTTGTAACAATAGATTTTGATGATAGCATAATAGAAGATAGAGGAGCAGAGAAAGTAAGGGCAATGCAAGAAGTATCTCAAAACTTAAGAAGCAGAGAATCTTATATGATTAATTATAGAAACTTAAATGAGCAACAAGTAAAAGAAGAATTATATAAAATACAGCAAGAAAAAATGAGTAATCAAGAAGCATTTGGATTTACTCCTAATAATGAAAATAGCGAAGAGGAATAGCTTATGCTAAGTGAAAAAGATTTTGCAAAGATAGAAAGACAAGCAAATCAAATATATGCAAATTTAGAATTAGACATAATAGAAGAAATAGCAACAAGAATAGCTAATTTTGGATATGCAAATACAGTAGTTATAAATGATATAAAAATTGCTCAAGAAATGGGAGTTTTGTATCAAGACATAGTAACTCTAGTAGCAAAATATAACAATACAAGTTTTGAAGAAGTAAATAGAATATTCACAGAAGCATCTGAAACATCATTAAACTATGATGATAAAATATACAAAGAAGCAGGGCTAAATCCTAAACCTTTAAGTCAAAGTGAAAGCATAAAACAAACGATGAATGCTACTGTTGAAAGAACGGCAGGTAATTTGCAGAATTTGTGTATGACAACAGCAAATACAGCACAGACACAATTTTATAATGCAATAAACAGTACATATATGTATACGAGTACAGGAGTTAAAAGTTATACTCAAGCAATTTTAGATGAAATTAAAAATATAAGCAAACAAGGAGCAATTATACAATATCCAAGTGGAGCTAGAAGAAGTGTAGAGAGTGCTGTAAGAATGAATGTAATTACAGCTATTAATCAAAATTGTGGTAAATTACAAGAGTTACGAGCAGATGAACTAGGTTGGGATTTAATGGAAATTACAGCACATAGTGGAGCAAGACCAGAACATGCAAGATGGCAAGGAAAAATAGTTAGTAGAAGTGGAAAAAAAGGATATTTAAATTTGCGAGATATTGGTTATGGAGAAGTAACCGGCTTTAAAGGAGTAAATTGCAGACATGATTGGCATCCATATTTAGAAGGTTCTGCTAGGACATATTCACAAGAACAATTAAATGCTTGGAAAAATGAAAAAGTAGAATATAATGGAAAAAAGATAAGCAAATATGAAGCAACGCAAATACAAAGAAAAATGGAAAGACAAATTAGAAATGATAAAAAACAATTAGCAGGATTACAAGGCATTCTGAAATCTAATATGAATGATAATAAACTTATTTTAGAAACAAAAACTAATTTTGCAAAACGTTCATTAATTTATAAAACACATCAAAATGAGTTAGATGATTTTATAAAACAAACATCATTAGTTAAAGATAATAGTAGATTATACATGGGAAATCAGGATAAAAATATTAGTACACAAATAGCTAATGTAACTAAAATAGCTAACAAGTATAATAATAGTGATATTATAGGAAGTAAAGTAAATGGAGTAAAAATAACAGAAATTGGAGAACATATAATATCAAGGACTTATGCTAGAAATATAACATTTGAAGATGTACAAGACACATTGAAAAATCCAATAGGATATGGTACAATTAAAGAAGATTCAAAAGGTAGAAAGAGTTTTTATGTGCATGGAAAAAATATAACAATAGCAGTTAATCCAGAAACAGGAAAACTTGCAACAGTAAGACAGACAAGTAGAAGGGAAAAGAAAAAATATGGAATTGAAGAATAGATTAAAACAAAAAGAAATAGAGCTATTAAATAAGGTAGGAATAAAAATAAAAGATGGTAATTATACAATAGACGAAACAGGAGATATTATAGAAAGATTAGATAGCGTAATACAAGAGAATTTAAATGAGAGTGGAGATATGACAGAAAAAGCAATAGAATATGAAAGTATACAAGACAAAATACTAGAATTTGAAAAAGAAATTTAACGGTAAAAAATATGTTTTTAATAAAGAGCTAGAAATAGCTCTTATTTTTATGCAAATTTAGTGTAACGGTAGCACAACAGTCTCCAAAACTGTTTGTAGTGGTTCAAATCCATTAGTTTGCGCCAATTCTTTTTATGGTTAGAGCTTTAAAGAAACCAAAAATAACTCTAGCTTGTCGAGATATAAATGCAAGCACGCAGTCGATAGAGTGAACTATCATTTAAAAAAATCAGCGTAGAAAGGAATAAAATATGGATGAAGAATTAAAAAATTTATTTGGTGAAAATTCATTATCATATGATGATTTTTCGAAAGCTATTGAAGAAAAAGGAATGAAATTAGCTAATCTTTCTGCAGGAGGATATATTGCTAAAAGTAAATATGATGATGACTTAAAAAAAGCTAAAAATTTAGATTACAAGAAAAAGTACGAGGATTTAGAAACATCTATTCAGGGAGATGATGGAATTAATGCAAAACTTAAGAACATCACATCCGAAAGAGATGACTATAAATCTAAATATGAAGAGCTTAACTCTAAATATTCTATGTTAGATGCAACAACAAAAGTAGTTAAAGCAGGAATAAAACCCGAATTTGCTAAATTTGTTGCAAGTGAAGTATTAGGTCAAGTAAGTGATACACTTGATTTTGATACTGCATTAAAAGCTTATAAAGCAAAAAATCCACAATTTAATTCAGAAACTGCAGTTGTTAAAAGAAAAGTGGGGTCTAGTTTAAAACTAGATGGAAGAGAATTAAATAACGAAAATGAAACAAATAAAATTATGAACGATTTAATACGTTCTGCAAGAGATTAGTTAATATACTAATCTTTTTATTTTTTTATATTAAAGGAGGAATTTTATCATGGGACAAATGATATCAAGAAGTAATGCAGAAACATTGATTGATGAACAAGTAGCTCAAGAAATTATACAAGGAGCTATAAAACAATCAAGAGCAATGCAAATGTTTAGAAGACTACCTAATATGACTTCTAATAAAACAAAAATGAGAGTGTTAGATGCACTACCACTAGTGTATTGGCAAGGAAGCGATAATGCTAGAAAACAATTAACAAAGATGGCTTGGGATAAAAAGTATATTACAGCTGAAGAAATGGCTGTTATAGTACCTATTCCAGAGAATGTATTAGATGATGCCGATTATGATATTTGGGGAGAAGTAAGACCAAGAGTAGAAGAGGCTATGGGAAAAAAATTTGATCAAGCTGTATTTACAGGGGTAGATAAGCCAACAGGATTTAGAGCTGATATATTAACATCTACATTAAATGCAGGAGCATCTGTAACACCTTTAGATACATTATATCTTTCTATAGATAAAGCTATGTCATACGTAGAAGAAAGTGGATATAATCCAAATAGTATAGTTGGTGGTATGAATGTAAAATCAGCATTTAGAACAATGTTAGATAACAACGGACAACCAATTAAAGGAACAGAAATCGATGAATTAAATAAAGCATATGTTGATAATGGAGCTTGGGATAAATCGTTAGCACAAATGATTGTAGGAGATTTCTCACAAGCAGTTTATGCAATTAGACAAGACATTACTTTTAAAGTATTAGATCAAGCTGTAATTCAAGATCCAGCAACAGGAGAAATTTTATATAACTTAGCACAAGATGATATGGTTGCTTTAAGAGTAACAATGAGAATTGGTTGGGAAATACCAAACCCAATAAATTCATTACAACCAGATGAATCAGTAAGATTTCCATTTGCTGTTATATTACCTGGTTCATATTCTGAAGGTAGAGTAGATGTAACAATTAATGTTAAAGATGGTGAAGCAGCAAATATAGAAGGAGCAAAAGTACAATTTAATGGACAAATTAAGAAAACAAATACTTCTGGAAATGCTGTATTCAAAGCAAATAAAAATTCAACAGGATTATATAGAGTTACAGCGGAAGATATGAAAAGAGACGTTATTGGTGCTGTCGAAGTTGAAGATAGTGCGAAAACAGAAAATGTTGTTATTAACTTAAAAAAAAAATCAGTTTAGCAACAAATCTAAAAGTGCCAGAACAAAACGAAACTTGGCTAAATAAAAAAATATCTGACATGATAGGACCTGGTGCAACAGTAAATAAAAATGGAAATGTAAAAGCTACTTTGAAAAAAGTAGAAGGATTTACAGATTTTAGCTCAGTAGAAGAAGAACAAAGTGGACATTATTTTCCATTTTCTCTAACTGCAACAGGTTCTAAAATGACATTTAAGAAAAATGGAACAGAAACAAAGAAAGATATACCATTCGATAAAGATATTATTTTTAGAACAGAAAAAACAGATACTTGGGAAGTTTTAGTAGATGGAACAAGTGTTGTTAAATTAAATTTTGCAAATGCAACATTTGCAGAATAGGAGGATAGGTATGTTACAATATGTTACTGAAAATGAATATAGAAATATTCTACAAGCAAAAGACATACCAGAGGATTTTAATAATTTAAGTATAGAAGCAAGTAACTATATTAATCACAAAACTTTTGGAAGAGTTTATAAAGATGATATTCCAGAGCAAGTGCAATATGTTACTTGCTTAATTATAGATTTATTAAATGAGGAAAATACAAAATTATCCAAAATAGGAAATCTTAAATCACAAAATATTGAAGGATGGTCAGAAAGTTACTCTACACCAGAAGAAGTTAAGACTGATTATGAAGATAAGAAGTGTTCTACATTAAAAAAATATTTATGGAATGTTATTGGAACAGATGGAAATCCTTTATTGTATTGTGGGGTGTGCTAGTCATGAATGATAGATTTTTTATACATCAAATAACAGTTTATCACACTACAGATGATGAACAATTTACAATACAACATTACGATAAGGTCTATTTTAGACATAATAAAAAGATTAATCTAATTGACAAAGGACTTCAAGAAGGAAGTACAGGCTCTATTACAATACCAACTACAGAAAAGCTAGATATCTCTACTGATGATTATGTAGTAGAAGGAATTATAGATAATGTGTTCAATTTATCTGCATTACAAGAGAAATATCAAGTTTTTAAAGTAGTTAGTGTTGATGATAATCGAAAAGGTAGTCTTCAGCACTACAAAATAGGAGTAACAGAATAATGAGTGGTAGTGGATTTAATATAAAAGTAAAAATGAACTCTACTAACAAGATATTAAAAGACCATGGATTGGACCAAGATGGTAGAGTGCAACAATATTTGCTAACAACAGCAGAAAGATTTATGAACCCTTTTATACCAATGGACAATGGAATGCTTAGAAGAAATAAAACTTATCCTAATAATCATTCTATTAAGTATACTAGCCCATATGCAAAATATCAGTATTATGGAAAAATGTATATAAGCCCAAAATTAGGGGTGTCTGGAATACCATTAAAAAGTGGAAGATGGTGGTCTCCAAAAGGAGAAATAAAGATAGCAACATCTAAAAATCTAACATATCATACTTCTGGAACTGGTCCTAAGTGGGATAAGCTTATGATGCAAAGAAGAAAGAATGATTTAATTAAAGACGTAGAAAACTATATAAAAACAGGAGGCTAAAATGGCAGAAAAATCAAAAATGGAATTAATAAAAGAATTTATAGAAACTTGTCCATATTTGAAAAATGGAAAAGTAAATGTAGATTACATAAAAGATAAGCCACAATCTTATAGTATAGATGAAACACCAATAAATCCAGTTTTACAAACTTTTAAAGACGGTGGAAGGAGACTACAAATACAATGCGATTTTTCTATTCAAGCTAGTTTTAGTGCTTTAGAGAATATAAAAAATTCTGAATTTTGTGATGATTTTACAGATTGGATATATGAACAAAACAAAAATGAAAATTTACCAAAGATAGATGGAGCTGTTTGGATTAAATGTTTAGGCAGAGGAACAATATTACAGACAACAGAAACAACAGCAATATATGTAATACCTATGCAGGTAGCTTATGAAGAAGACTTTTAAAAGTCTTCTATTTTTTTATATAAGGAGGAAAATATATATGGAAAAATTAGTAACTAGAAATAGAAAAGTTGCTTTTATGGATGTTTCTACAACTACTATAGCTAATTTCTTAAGAATGACTAAATTTACAGAAATCTCTAAATCTAAAAATCCTGTAGAATATTCACGTACTTATGTTGACGAAGATGGAGAAACAACTGATGTAACAGGATATAGTGAAGAAATATCTTACAATTTCGACCAACACGAAGGAAATCTAGTGCATGACAAATTAGCAGATATAGCAGATGACGAAAAGAAAGGAGCAGATGCACTTGTAAAAATATTACAAGTTGACTTCACAAAACCAATTGATGATGGATATAAAGCAAGATTAAGAACATATTCTACAGTTCCAGATACTGATGGAGATGCTACAGAGGCTTATACTTATGCAGGGGCATTTAAGAAAAATAGTACTATGACTGTAGGAAAAGCAGTAGTAAGTGCAGATGGAATGAAGGCAACATTTACACCAAAAGAAGAAGTAGCAGAATATCCAGTAACTTTTGTAGTTAAAGATAGTTCAGGAGCACCTGTTGAAAATGCTAAGATTACTATAGAGGGAGTATCTTATTTAACAGATGCAACAGGAATTGTAGTTGTAATTTTAGATGCTAATTCATACAGCAATATAACTGTAGAAAAAGAAGGTTATACAACACAAGATGATGTAGCAGTTACAGTAACAAATAAAGCTGTATTAAAAGAAATAACATTAGCAGGGGCTTAGCAATAAGCCTCTTAAATAATTTGGAGGGAAAAATGAAATTAAAAGATATTGAAGTTGACTTTAGCTTTACAGACGCAGATTGCATGGAAAGATTAGAAAATGCAGCCAAAAAAGTTAAAGAAAAATCTGAATTAAAAGATAAAGAAGAAAAAAGTTTATCAGAAACTATTAGAGAAGAATGTAAAATTATAGATGAATTTTTTGATGAAGTTTTTGGAGAAGGAATATCAGAAAAAATATTTAAAGGCAAAAAAGATTTACAAGATCATATGGAAGTATTCACAGATATAATTAATGCCAAAATTGCAACGACAAAAGATACACAAAATTTATATGATACTTTAGAAAACAGGGCTAAATATATGCCTAACAGAGAAACAAGAAGATACAATAAATATAATAAAGGAAGAAAATAATGTATTGTAATCTATTAATTAATCAATTACCACAGCATACAGATAGTGGAATAAGAATAAGAACAGATTTTAGAGAAAGCATAAAATTTGAACTACTAATGCAAGATAGGGCAATAAAAGATGATAAAAAAATTAGAATGATTTTAAACTTATATTATTACAGACCAGAGCAAATAACAGATATAAAAAAAGCTTTAGAAGAAGTAGTTTGGTTTTATTCTGGTGGAGATAAAAAAGAAAATACAAATAGAACAGCAAAGAACAATAATAAAAAGCAAATTTATAGCTATGAATTTGATGCAGAATATATATATAGTGCTTTTATGCAGCAATATAAAATTGATTTAAATAGCATACAATATTTGCATTGGTGGAAATTTAAAGCTTTATTCGTTAATTTAAATGAAGATGTTATGTTTTCTAAAATAATGAAATATAGAGCAATAGAGTTAAATACGATTAAAGATAAAGAAATGAAGAAATTTTATAAAAAAATGAAAAGATTATATGCATTACCAGATATGCGAACAGAAGAGGAAAAAGAATATGATATTGGAGAAGCTTTCTCATAAAATGTTGAAAAATAAATAAATTTGTAATATACTTCTGAAAAAAGGAGTAATATTATGAAATTTGGAATTAGAAAACCTAACATAAAAAACAGTATAAAGGCAAGAACTACAGGAAGAGCAAAAAGAATGGTAAAGAAAGCAGCAAATCCTTTATATGGTAAAAAGGGAATGGGGTTTATTAATAACCCTAAAAAAGCAGTTTATAATAAAGTATATCATAAAACTTCTATAAGTACTTTTGATGTTTTTAAGAGGTCAAATAATTTGGTATACAATATTTTTATAGCATTACCATTGTTTTGTGTAGTTGGAATATGTCAATTATTATATTATTGTTATAAATACATTTTTATAGGATTAATTAATATAATAAAAAAGTTAATCAATTTATTTAAGAAAAACAAGAAAGAAGCAAAACATTAATGAAAAAATGGTATATATGTCCATATTGTAAGAAAAAGTTAGTAAGATATGAAGATAAAGACGCAATTTCAAAAAGCGTCTTTTTTTTATGTAAGAAATGTAAAAAAGAAATAGAAATAAAAATTAATAGAAAATAAGTCTTTAAATTGAGCCTATGAGCCTGACAGAAAGGAATAAAAAATGGCAGACGGCTCAGTTACTATAGAATTTAATGGAGATACTAAAGGCCTAGATAAAGATATTAAAGGAATAAGCGGAAAAGTTCAAAGCGGATTAGGCAAACTTGGAAGTATTGCAGGAACTGCAATGAAAGGTGTATCTGTAGCAGTAGGAGCAGCAGCAACGGCTATAGGCGGCCTAGTTACAGCTTCAGTAAATGCATATGCAGAATATGAACAACTGGTTGGTGGAGTTGATACTTTATTTAAAAATAGTAGTCAAAAACTACAATCTTATGCAGATGAAGCATATAAAACAGCAGGAATGAGTGCAAATGAATATATGTCTACAGTTACTTCTTTTAGTGCTAGTTTATTACAAAGTCTAGGTGGGGATACAGAAAAAGCAGCAGATTATGCTAATCAAGCAGTTATTGATATGTCTGATAATGCTAATAAGATGGGAACATCTATGGAACTTATACAAAACGCTTATCAAGGCTTTGCTAAACAAAACTATACAATGCTAGATAACCTTAAATTAGGTTATGGTGGTACTAAAGAAGAAATGGAAAGACTTCTTGAAGATGCTAGCAAAATAAGTGGAATAAAATATGATATAAGTAGTTTCGCAGATGTAACACAAGCAATACACGTTATGCAAGAAAGCATGGGAATTGCAGGAACAACATCAAAAGAAGCAAGTACGACAATTCAAGGTTCGCTTATATCTGTAAAAGGAGCTTGGGAGAACTTATTGGTTGGAATATCTTCTTCTGATGCTGACTGGGAGAAATTAATTAATAATCTTGTAGAAACTGTTTCAACAGCAATGGATAATATGCTCCCAGTTGTAAAGTCAGCATTGATAGGAGTAAGTGCTTTAGTAAGAGATTTATTTCCTAGCATAGCAGCAGAAATACCAGCATTAATAAGTGAAATATTGCCATCACTTGTAGAAACAGGAATTAGTGTAGTAAATTCATTACTAACAGGAATGCAACAGAATTTGCCAGCTTTAGCACAAGGGGCAATACAAATTATAAATCAGCTAGTTACTACTTTATTAAGTATGTTACCACAGCTTTTGGATATGGGTATACAATTACTGATGCAATTAGTAATAGGTATAGGCCAAGCTTTACCTGCATTAATTCCTCAAGTAGTAAATACTATAACAACTATAGTTGAAACTTTGATAAATAATATAGATTTAATTATAGAAGCAGGTATGCAATTGCTTATGGGATTAGCAGAGGGGCTAATAGTTGCAATTCCACAGCTCATAGACAAAATTCCAATAATAATAGATAAATTACTTAATGCAATAATAGAAAATTTACCTAAATTAGTAGAAATGGGAATGGAACTAGTTGTTAAATTAGCATTAGGCTTGGTAAAAGCAATTCCTACATTAGTTGGAAAAATTCCAGAATTAATAACATCTGTATTACAAGCTTTAAGAAAATTGCCTGAAATGGTGGTTGATATAGGAAAGAACATAGTAAGTGGCATATGGAATGGTATTTCACAAATGGCTAGTTGGCTCTGGAATAAAATTACTGGTTGGTGTAACTCTATTTTTAATGGAATAAAAGATTTTTTTGGAATACATTCTCCATCAAAGTTATTTAGTGATAAAATTGGTAAATATTTAGCATTAGGACTAGGAGAAGGATTTGATGATAATTTAGGAAAAGTCTATAAAGATATGCAGTCTGCAGTAGATTTTGAAACACAAAAATTAAGTGCTAATTTAAGTACAACAGCAACTAATAACAAGCTACTAACAGCAAATATAGTAATGAATCCTAGCAATATTTATCTTGATAGCGATAAGGTTGGTAGAGCAGTAACACCTGCTGTAACCAAAACTTTAAGAAGGGCAGGTGCTTATTAAATGATAGCAAGGTGGAATAATAAAGATTATAGAATAATTGATAGTATAGAGATAAAAAAGTCTAGTAGAGAGGTTACATATACAGACCTTAAGCTAGACTTTTCTAAATGTACTATGGAAGATTTACCTTATGCACAGCAAGAAGTAGAAATTATAGATAAAGATGGAAAGCTAAAATTTACTGGTTTTGTATCTGATTATAAATTACCAGAGCTTAAGAAAATAATTACTCCAGAGAAAGAGCTTAATTTAAGCTTATATACTCCAAGACAAATGACAACAATTAGAACAGTAACAATTATGAGAACAGCAATGCTTAGTGAAATTATTACGCAAGTATTAATGCCACTTTATCAAGATGGATTTGTGCTAAAGACATTAAATATAGAGGATAAATCTGTAACACTAAAATTAATAAGTAAAACTGTAGAAGAGGTACTTAACTATCTTTCTAAAAAGTATTCTTTATATTGGAATATAAACGAATTTAAGGAAATAGAAATAGATGATATTAATTATTTATTTAACAACGTACCTAAAAAAACTATCAATATAAATAACTATAAGCAACAAATAAATGGTTTTTTGAGCATATCTCCAACTGTAGAGAATTTAAATTATGCAAATATTATAAATATAAAAAATGCTAGAATATTTTATGATAATATACAGCAATTTAATGTAACTTTAAAAAATGGAGATAGAGTAGATTTTGAAAATCCAATAGATATAAGTCTAGGTGCAGCTGAAAGAATTGTTGGAGCATTAGCAGTGAATCAGACTACAACGTGTACAAATTTGGAGATAATATATAATGATTCTTCTAAAGCATATGTGGAGTGTGGTTTTAATGTAGATGGAGAAATTCAAGATGGACTTAATATGAAAGATATTGCGACAGATGATAGTACAGGAGCTTTATTTGTTTTAACAATGGATTCTACGTTTACTAATTTAGCAATAGGAGTTACATATAAGGGAGAAAACGAAATAACAGTAAATTCTATTAAAAGTCAAACATTTTTAAGATATGCAAATATGCGATTAATAAACTGGCAAGAGATAGAACAAAACGGAGGAAAAATAACAACTTCCGGACAAATAGAAAAAGTATTAGATGTAGAAAATGGTTGGTTTACTGTTCAAGAGTTAATAGATTATATTAGAAATATATTTATTATTAATAATAAATATACAAATCAAGTTATCTTAAAATATGATAAAGAAAATAATATAGAAATAGGAGATAGAATAGATATAGACCTTCCAGAATATTTTACGGAAGGTATTTTTATTGTAACAGCAATAAATGAGAGCAAAGAAGCGAACAATCCAACAAATTATTCTGTTGAACTTAGAGATACGAATTTATTAGAAAATTATATTGATTTATTTAGAAGTTCTAGTGATACAGAAGAACAAGACAGTCAAGTTGAAACAGAGTATGTTGTAGAATATTCTGGAGAAGAAAAGATAAAAGAAATCCACGAAATTGAAATGAACGAAGACTACAACGATACATTAAATACTATATTAAGAGGTTAATATATGAAAGTGAAGAATTTAGAAGTAGAGATAAAAGTAGGTAATAAGCAACATAAATTTACTAATCTAATATTAAATAAATATTTAGATTTATTTGCAGATAGCTTTTTAGAATTTAAAGATAAAAATCTAGATTTTTGCTGTGTTAACTTAACAAAAGAAAAAACGCTTATAACAGCAGGAAGCACAGAAATGGCATTTGATACGATATTAGAGTTTAATTCTGCAGAAAAAAGTGAATTGTTAACAGAGAATACAGTAATAAATAAATATAACTATGAAAGGCCATTGGCTGGATATCAACCTTTGAGTAGTTATATAGGCCAATATATAAAGCAAATTGGATTTGGAATTTATGATTATAAAGCAAAGAAACTTGAACTATATGCGTATTTAGACGTAAGTAAATACAATATTGTTGTACAAGAAGGACAACCTATTGTAATAAGCAGAACGGATAAAGTTTCTACAGATATGAATTTCTGGAGCAACGCTAATGCTGTAAAATGTCCATATCATTTAACTACGAAGGGATTATTAGAAGTAAACGGATATGAATATGATACAGTAATACCAAGGCTTTATAGTATAGGATTTGGATCATTACCATATAAATTTACAGATGAGTATTTAGTAGAAGATTTGGATATATCCAAAACCGGAGTGGGAGAAATAACAATAGACAATGTGTTGAATAATTATGCAAAAAATGATTTATTCCCTCGAGAAGATTTATATCCAAGAGAAGATTTATATCCACAAGAAGGAACAGCTAATTTTTTAATTTACAAGTTTAAATTATTTAGAAAAGTATTTACAGACCCAGAGCAACCTCCAACGTTGCAAGATACGGGTCTTTTTTATGTGCAATATAAACAATTAGAACGATTTGGACAAATAACAAAATTAAAAATCCGTTATGAAAGAGGTTAAAAAATGAAATTAAACAAAATTAATTTTACTAATTATCAATATCCTGGATTATCTGAAGAGATATTGGATGCTTTACAAGATAATATTAATGAAGCAATAAATACAATTCCATTAATAAAAGCAAGAATTAATAGACAAGATATTAATACATCTGGAACTTATGGAACTGTAACAGTGCCATTAAATGCTGTAGAAATAAATAACGATAATATTGATAATTATTTAGTAAAAGAAAACAATGAAATCGTAATAGGAGATGATGTAAGTCTTGTAGAAGCAGTTCTGTTTACTAGAGGTCTTGGTTTTTATGGTGGTAGTGGAGACAAAGAGTTAATGATTATGAAAAACGGACAAAAAATAGATGGATACTATCAGAGAGCAACAGATGGGTGGTGGGGAATATCTATTCCAACTGTTATACAAGTCAGCAAAGGAGATAGACTAAGTGCTGTCTTACAAAGTCAATCTGTAGGGACGACAGAAATCCTAGAAGGTTATTTACAAGTTAAAGTTTTAAAATAGGAGGATTATAAATGGCAGAAACAATAAAATACGAAGATAAAAGTCCATATCAAACTCAATTAGATATTCCCGAAAATAATAAAACAACAGCAAAGAATATAAACGAAATCAAGAGAGTCGTTAATAATAATGCAGAAGAATTAGATATAGCTAACGGTGAAATGAAGAAATTAAATAAAAAAATGGATGTAGTAGTGGCATCTCCATTAAACTATAAAGGTGCAGTAAGTAATTATTCAGATTTAGCATATATTGAAATTTTACAAAATGGAGATATTTATAGTGTGACTTCCGAAAACAAAAATTATGTATATTCAAAATCTTCTGAAGAATGGATTGAGTATAATCCAATAATTAATGTAGAAATTGTAAATGAGCAACTACAAAATTTAATTAAAGAATTACCAATAACAATCTCTAATGCAATATTAGAAGATAATAAACAAAAATATCCTGTAGGGAAAATAATAATATCTACAGAAGATGTAAATCCAAAAACATATTTAGGGTTTGGGACTTGGGAAAAATGGGGGCAAGGTAGAGTTCCTGTTGGAGTTAATTCAGAAGATAAAGATT